TGTTGCCAGTTTTTATATTGTATACTTGATGTAGTAACTGTAATAGGATCTGCATTTACACTTACATCAACTAGTGGAGCTTCTGTGCTTAGCCAATCTTGGAAGTCATCGTCGCCTTTGTAACTTTTATTATTAAATTGATTTATACCAACTATGTAATCATCAGGATCCATTTTTGCTCCGAAATAATTTGTAAAATATATCTATAGGTAAAATTTTAGCAGTTAATAATTCTTGCGGATGATATCCATAAAGTTTTTCACCTGTTGTAAGTTGTCTTCTTGTGTTATGAGGTTGTCCCATATCCCTTTCAAACACTGTTTTACCACCATCTGGTGATTCATATATTTTATTTGGCATCCACAAACTCCGTGTCGTTACTAAACATAGTAAACCCACCTTCTTTTATTACTTGTAATATTGTGTTTACTCTACCAACAAGTTCATCTCTGTGTGAGATTAAGAAAATATTTTTGTTGCGTTCACGTTCAATTTTTTTGAGTACACTTAATGCACTGTCAACGCCATTTGTGTCCATGCCACTGTCTATAAGTTCATCTATAGCTAAGAAATTTATTGGAGTGTTCATACTTTCAAAAACATCTCTGAAAGCCCAACTCATCCCAAGTATTAATCTATTACGTTCACCTCTACTTAGATTATCAAAGTCCAAGTCTCTGCCTAGTTCTGTAATTTCAACTGTAAGATCAGGTTGAAATTGTACTTCATGTGGCAAACCTAGTTTGGTCAAATAATATGCTAGTCTACTGTTTAAATATTGCATGTTTTGTTCAATGATACGTTTACGTATAAAACTATCTTTGTTTGTTAAAAGTTTGTACAGAAAGTCTTGATGATCCTTGAGAATATTTAAATCATTCATTGATTCCCAACTTATTTCTTGCACACCAGTTTCTCTAAGTGTATCTATTTGTTCTTGATATGTATCATTATCACTTTGTATTCTAGTAACCTCAGTTTTCAAATTGTTTAATGTGTTTTGATGCTCAAGTGCTTGTTGTAGTGTATTGTAATGTGTAACTGGCATTTGACCTAACTCACCTAGTTCGTCAATTGCTTGTTGCCATTCTTTTTGTTGATCAACATTAGATAGCACTTGATTACGTGCTTCACCTAATTGATCTTCTTTGTCTCTGAGAATACTCACTTGTTTTTCGTCATGTATATCTTGCCCACAGCTATGGCATTTATGATCTTTAAGAGAAACAATTTCTTTCTCTAGTTTTCCTATTAGTTGATCTTGTTTGCGATTATCAGTTTCTATACTTTTAAACCATTTTTCAGCTTGATCTTTAAGATTTTTCTTTTCTAAATAATCATTTAGTAATGCATGATTATCTAGTTCAGTTTTAATATTAATTCTTTCTAATGTATCTATCTGTTGCTGTACACTTTGGACATCAGACGTTTGCTTATCTCGCCAAATTTTTTGTCTTCTTTCCAAATTAACGATACTTTCTTCAATCCTTTGATTTGCTTCTTCAACTGCCTTAATTCTATAGTCTTCTTCTTTAATTGCATCTCTAGTTAACCTTTGTTGTTCTTTGAGAACCTCTGCCTTTTCACTTAGCATGGTTATGCCTAATAGTTGTTCAATTATCGCACGTTGATCATTTGATCTCATGCTCAGAAAAGGTTCTGTGTATGTGTTTAATGCAACAATGTGTTTGAACATATCATGACTCATTCCAAACAATTTTTCTATTTGTGCTTGAGTCTGTCGATTTTCACCTTGTGCTTCATCTTCGTCAACATTTTGATCATTGACATAGTATTTAAGCACATTGGGCTTTCTGCCTCTTTCAATTCTATATTTGGTACCTTCTACAGCAAAATCTAGTGTAACCAACATTTGTTTGCTATTAGTTTTGTTTACTAAATTGTCTTTTCTTATATTAGTAAGTGCATTACCAAATATAGCATAACTTAGTGCATTAATAATTGTGGTCTTACCAGTGCCATTACGACTGCCGTCTCCACCTAAGTCTAAGTTATTACCTAGTACTAGTGTAAGTCCGTTATCGGTAAAACGCACAGCCTGTGTTACGTTACCAACACTCATAAAGTTTTTAATGGTAATATCTTTTAATGTTATCATAAGGAATTATATATGTTTACTAGAATTTTTTTATCAATCATATCGCTGTCTACAGCGTTTAAACTATTATACACTATTTGGTCTACATTTTCAACCTCAATATCGTCTACTACTCGCCAGTCTTGTGCATGTTCTTCTTTCTTACTTGGTATAAGTGCTATTTCTCTTACGTTATACTGTTGGCTAAATGTTTCTTTTATGAAACTTGCTTCTTCATAACTAATGGCAATATCTAATGTTGCTCTACAATAAGTTTTATCATTTAGTATAACATCAGGTTCGTCAATTAATCTACTCAATGGTACAGTTCTGTATCTTGGTCCATTAAAGTCGATATACTCGGGTGTGCTTCCCCAAACGAGTTTCATCATACCTCTATCGTCATCCCATGTATCAGCATAGTTATGACCAAACGGCGAACCTAAATAGTGTACGTTGCCTTTGTTTTGTCTTTTGTGAAAGTGTCCAGTAAACACGTATTCAGGACTAATCAAGTGTTCCGCATTAATACCGCCATGGTCTGGCATCTCTACCATTGCATTCATTTTAAAGTAAGGAAGTTCAAAGTGTCCAAACATATATCTACATTTTGTTTTCTGTAGTGTTTTCCACTCGTCTCCTACTAACCATGGTATAAGTGCTACATCATCTTTAACAAGTGCATCTTCTACTAGTGTAACATTTTCAAAAAGACCTGCATAAGGCAAACTATTGAGATCACGTTTTTCTCTATAATATAAATCGTGATTGCCCATAATCATATACACATGTTTAAATGCACGGCTAAGTTTGCCTACATTCTCTACACTGTGGTTAAGTGTGCTTACATTTACACTAGCTCTGTGATGATGCCAATCGCCGAGGAATATACAAGTTTCACAGTCTTTGCTTTGCTCAATAAACCAATCAACAAACTCTGTACAATCTCTATTGTGTTGTTTGCTATTGTTTTTATTTCCAAAGTGTATGTCTGTAAAGCATGCGGCTTTATTAAAAAATGTCATGAATTTCCACTTGTAGAAGTTATACTTCTATCATTGTAGCTTCTAATGTAGGTGTTGTCAACCTAAACGTTGAACCCGTGTTCTTTACGTTCTTTGTCTGACTGTTCGTCCCATTTAGCACGTTCTGCCATTTCATGTTCAATTTGTCTTGTCCAACTTGGCATTTGACCATTTTCTTGTAATAGGTCATCTCTGATATTTTGATTACGTTTTTCTAAGTTTAGTACTCTGGTAAAACTATTAGTAACGGCGGCTGTATAATATGCAAATGGATTTTGTGATTTAAGTTCATTGAACTGTAATCCAATTTGTGATAACTGTAATAGTGCATGACTACGCATTTCATCTACATAAGTATATCCACGCCAGTTACTACGCATACTATAACGTTCACATAATTTTATAAACATTTTAGCTAAATTATTGCTTATTGCTCCATGATTTACATTAAATTTTCCATTGTCAAACCCACCTTCCCAATGACTTCTTACAACTTCTTTTATTTCGTCATTTACATAAGCATAGTGTTTGAATGGTGGAAAATTACATTTTGCATGATGATCTGCTGTAGTTTTAGGTTTACTTTTTCTTCCTGGTTCCAATGGTACATGATCAAATGTCATTAATCTAAAGATTAAACTTTTTTCATCTATCGTATCAGGATCAATTTTATAACTTATCTGTTTTGGTTTTTGACTGCTTTTACCATTTGTATCTCGCCAGTCCCAATAAGCATTTTCATATGCTTCAACACTTAATTGTTGTGCTCTTGCTTCTTTAGCTAGTTGAATAAATTCTGGATTAGTGATATCTTCAATAGTTTCTACTATAACATCAAATCGACTGTAGTCGTCGTCTACTAAACTACAAAAACTTAATTTGCTTTTGTGTATTTCTTTTAACATGTCTTTGTTGTTTAAATAATTTTGTTTCCTCATGTAATAATTCCTTATTTGTTACAGTATAAGCTCAATAACTTTACTTGTCAATAACTACCCATATATTATTGCTATAAATAGTATTATAGGAGAACTTGATGAGATATGCTAATTTGACTGAAGATATAGCTAAAGATATCGCTGTGTTTTATGGTGGTAGATTTCAGCCTATGCATAAAGGTCATCACAAAGTTTATATGGATCTAGTAGAACAGTTTGGCTCTGCTAATGTATTTATCGCTACTACTGTGAGCAAAACTGCAACACCTGACCGCGATCCTTTTACATTTGATGAGAAAGCAATGATTGCTAATAAGATGTTTAACATACCTCAATCCAATATCTTAAACACTCAGCCTTATAGACCTGATGTAAAACTAACAGGAAAAAATCCTGATAATACAGCGGTAGTATTAGTATTCAGTGCTAAAGATGCAGGTAGGTTAAAGCGTGGAGGTTTTTTACGAGATTATAAATCTGGTGAAGATATGGTTCCAAGTGACCAAGGTGCTTACATACTAGAAGTAGGCATACAAGAAGGTGGTATGAGTGCTACTGATTTTAGAAGTGGAATGAAAAACGAAAGTTTAAATGAAAATCAAAAGATGATGATTTTTAGAGATTTTTTTGGTAGTGTTAATAAACAAGTATTTGATTTTATAAAGGATAGATTAAATGCCCGTGCTAGCTGATAATAGAGCAAGACTTGTACTTTCGCCTGGTGGACCGTCATTCTATTTTGATGGACCAGCTCAACCCTTACAAAGACATAGAGGAATACTTTTTCCTTACCAACCTGATATAACATATAGTCAAAGTGTAAATTATACGCCTTATGATTTGGTACATACAAATCAAACATACAATGCATACAGAAATACTCCAATGGCAAATATTCAAATGACAACACAGTTTGCGAGTGTAACAGACGAAGAAGCAAGATATACACTAGGAGTGTTACATTTCTTACGCAGTGTAAGTAAAATGTTTTTTGGAGAAAAAGATATTGCCAGAACACCTCAGTCAGGAACTCCTCCGCCTTTGCTAAGATTTAGTGCTTTTGGACATAGACAATTTAACAATCTACCTGTGGTACTAGAAAGTTTTAGTACTACATATGATAGTGGCGTAGATTTAAAAGAAATAGATGGAACACAAGTACCAGCAGTTATGAGTATCTTTATACAATTTTTTGTTCAACAAAATCCTGACAGACAAAAAAGAGTGTTTAGCACACATGACTTTGTAAATGGAAGTATGTATACTGAAGGATTTATTTAATGGCTACAGAATATAGTAATACAAGTAACTACAGTGCAACTAATCTAAACAAAAAATACTTAGAACTTTATAATCCTCCGTTGACTCAATCTCAGTTAGATGCCGACACTAGAACATTCACTATCACTTCAAGATATAATAGAAGACCAGACTTGCTTGCACATGAATTATATGGTAGTAGCAGGCTATGGTGGGTGTTTGTCCACTATAATAGAGATATACTAAAAGATCCAGTAATGGATTTTCAAACAGGAAAAATTTTAGAAGTACCAAAACAATTCAAATCATCAGGTATGAGATAATGACCACCTATACTAAGATCTTTGAACCTAACGTTTTAAATCATTATGATAATTTTACCTACAACTGGACTATGTACATGGTACATCCAGCTGAAGCTCATTTATTTGAAGGCGCTGTTAATCAAAATAGAGTCGTTATATTAGCTCAAACAGGCGTTGAAAGTGAAATCAATATTCAAAGTGTAGACCAAAGTCTTGTATTAGGCATGAAAAAAAACAAAGACCGTAATGGTATGGCTAATATGTTTACTTTAGATATCTTAGAACCTGGCGGAGCAACATTTTTTAATAGAATACTGTTAGCCGCTAAAAGACTAAACATAGAAAATCACTTGCATGCTTGTTATCTATTAGAATTAAGATTTAAAGGATATGACGAAACTGGAAATGTAATGAACGATCCTGCTGGACCATTTTATTATATGTGTTCAATGACAGCATTAAATTTTGATTATCGTGAAGGTGCAACACAATATAGAGCTGATCTAATAGAAACGCACACAGAAGCATTCAAACATATTAATTTACATGTAAAAGAACAATTAACAATTGAAGCCTCAACATTAGGAACTTTTCTAAGTAAGCTAGAAAAAAAGATACAAGACCAAGAAGATTTACAAACATCAAAAAATCGTGTGAAAGAATTTCCAGATCATTACAAATTTGGTTTCTCACAAGACACTGCACATTGGGCTAGTTGGACATTTGGATCACCTGGTGGTTCTGGTGATCCTAGATTATCAAATACTAGTGTAACAGCAAGTGGCGGAGGATTGGTTTTTACATTACCTCAAGGTACACAAATTAATACAGCAATTGTAGTTGCAATATTACATACAAAAAATATGCAAAAATTACCAACTGGAAAAGATGGATCTTTTCATAAAAAAGATGGCAAAGACGGCGAAGCAGATCCTTTGACATTCAAAGAGTTAAGCAGTTGGTTTGTATTTGAAACTAATACGATATTTGAAGTTTATGATCCTAAGGCAAAAAGATATGCTAAGACCATGGAATATAATATTAAAAAATATGTCATTCCAGAATTGAATCATGATAGTGTCAGTTATGACAAATTAATTAGTGATAATAATCTTCAAATTGAAAGAATGAAAGAAATAGTTAAAAATGGATTGCTACGAAAACGATTTGATTACACATATACAGGTCTTAACACAGAAGTTTTAAATTTAGATGTACAGCTGAATAACACATACTATCAATTACAAACTATTAACCATGGTCATTTATCCTCAATGAGGAGCAGTGCATTTAGTAGTTTACCTGCAGATCAACAAAACGTTGCACTCGAAAACAGTAGAATGGAAGAAATACAAGAAGAAATTACGGAAACTAAATCTGCAATTAGAAAAGCTCAAAACGATATAGAAAGATCAAAAAAGTTACAGACAGGAGAAAGTGAAGCTCTCGCTATTCCAGCAACCCAAGTATTAGCAGAAGCAAATGAACGATTAAGGTTACTCAAGGTAAAAGAAAGCGAACAGCTAAAGAAAAATCAAGAAGCATATAGAAACTTGAACAGAGCAAATCAGAAATTACCAGCAATTACTGAAAGGTATATAACTCAAAGTGAAGTTAGTGAAAGTAACAAATCGTTTAAAGATAGTAAACTTGATTTGTTATTGCCATTGACATATGAAATGGGTCCAGTAGATAGTACAGCTACACAAGGCCCAGACGATAATGAACCAGAAGCGGCTTTAATGTTAGGTGCTGTAGAACTTAACCTAAACAGTTTAGCAGATTTAGTGCAACAACAAATTAGCATCAGAGGAGATCCTTATTGGTTAGGTAGACCAAAAGGTTTTGAAGCAAAACTAGATAAGCGTCAAGCAAACTATACTAGAGGAGGATGTAATTATTTTCTTAATTTAAATTTTCCTACATATCCAGATTATCAAACTGGGTTAATGGACGTTTCTGAACAAAATTATGGTATAATTGGAATATACAGAGTCACAAGAGTAGATGCTAGATATGCAGATGGTCAATTTACAATGACCTTAGATGCATTTAGAGATATGAATACTAACTTGTCTTATGTTTATGATTTCTTGGCGGCAAACAGAATAGAACTAGATGAACAAAGAACACTAGAAAGTGAATATAAGAAAAAAGAAACTGATGAAACTGAAGATAACAGTGAAAACATTGAACAAGAAGATGGTCCAGGTCCAGACAAAGGCCCAGATGTAAACAATGGAGGTGCTTCGGGGAATGTAACTGAAAGCCAATCGGGCATAAGAGATCAGGCAATTACAAATGATCTTAAAGCTATATTATCAAATGCGGCAACTGAAACAGGACTGGATGTAGTAGTATACAGCGGAGGGCAACCTGAAAATGGTGTGCAAGGCGTTGACAGAACAGGTAGTAAAAGACATGATAACGGTAGAGCGGCAGATGTACATTTATTTGCTGGAACAGGATCTAGTAGAAGAAAACTATCATTGAATAATCCTGCTGATGTACCGTTAATACAATCATATCTATCAGCGGCAAAAAGATATGGAGCAACAGGAATAGGAGCAGGAAATGGCTATATGGGTAATGACGGATTTCATATTGACAATGCATTTCCTAATAATCCTGCTTATTGGGGAGGTCAATTAGACAATGGAACATTTAGATCCAGAAATGCCCCACCGTGGTTAAGAACAATAATGTTTGGATAATATAATGCAAAGACGTGGAACTAATAACATATCTAAATATAATTATGTAGATCCAATGGCAAAGAAGACCGGTGGATTTGGTGGATTTACTAGATATACAGGAATATTCATTGGCAAAGTAATTGAAATTGTAGATGATAGATATGAAGGATATTTGTATGTTGAATTAATCGGTGAACAACAAATGTCTGATCCGTTGAAAAAAGAAGAAAAGAAAAATTATGTTAGATGTAGGCGAATGGCGCCTTACGGAGGAAGTTATCAAGGAGAAGATCATGTTAGATCTTATGGCATAAGTGTTCATCCTCCTGCTCCGGGTACAGAAGTTTTAGTGCTTTTTACAGGCAAGGAACAAGAAGGTATTGTCGTTGGAATTTTACCTGATACAGGAAGAAATGCAAGTTATCCAGATCATGCAACTGGTTATATAGAAGGTGAAAGTAATACCGTAGGTGCAACATTTGATCATCAAGTTGGTACATCACAACAAAAAAATGAAAGAAAGCGTCATCCACTTGCAGGTGCAATAGCAAAACAAGGATTAGGTGTAGACAGTGTAAGAGGATTAAGCAGTAGTAGTGGTAGAAGAGAATCACCTAGTAATGTGTTTGGATTTAATACTCCAACAGGTCATAGTTTGGTATTAGATGATGGTACAGTTAAACCAAGTGATTTTAGTATTTCTCCCGACAATGAAAGACAAGCTGGTCAAAGTAATCTTGTAAGATTACGCAGTGCTGGAGGTGCTCAGATGCTGTTCAATGATACAGCTGGTATTGTATATGTTATAAATCAAGCAGGAAATAGCTGGGTCCAACTAAGTGCAGATGGTAAGATTGATATCTATAGCAGTGGTGATATAAGCATGCATACAGAAAATGATTTAAATTTTCATGTTGGTGGAGACTTTGCGTTAGATGCAGACAGTATTAATTTAAAAGCAAGAGGTAGCGATGGCTGTAAAATTGAAACAGCAACTGGCGAATTTAATTTACACTCAAACAAAGATATCAAACTTACAACTGATTTAAATTTACATTTAAAAGCAAGTGGAAATGCAAGAACTACTGCACAGTTGATAGATTTAAATGGACCATCAGCAACCGCGGCTACTAAAACTACAAACAATAATATAAGTGTAAACAGAACAGTAAAACAAAGTATTACTGGTAGAGTTCCAGAAGCTGAACCTTGGGGTGGACACAAAGAAGAACAAGGACCAGTACCAGTGGCGGCTAGTAGTAATATAGATCATAAAGGTAAGGATATTGATGTAAGTAGTATAATGACACCAAGTGGTTCAAGTGGTGGACAACTGCCTAGAGAACAAACTACACAAGTTGGTGGTTATGCCGCCTCTCCTACAAATGTAAATCCAAGAACAGGAAAGAGTTATCCAAGATGATTTTATTAACAACTATAGATAGAAAATATCAAACTGTTTGGGACGATTTTGTTGTGCAAGATCAAACAGTTTACAAAACAAAATTAAACTTGGATACACTAATTGCAAGTGAAAGTTGTAAATTAACTGCTCTAAACTTTAACAAATATATTGGATATGAAAATACAGGCTATGGTGAAGGAACTACAATTGAAGGTCTGACAGAACAGCAAGCCTATGATAAATGGTCAGAAGTATTCAATAACTATCAATCTATTGCAAAAAAACAACTAATTGCTAAAGATATTAAATCAATTAGCCAAAGTGTATATGATGGACTAGTTTTATATCATTGGGCTACTGGTAATTTATTTTATAGTGATGCAGGAGAAGGAAAGTACAATTTATTAGATTTTGTAATAAATGAAGATTATGATACTCTTGCAGATATGATTAGGCGTAACAAACTTAATAATGACAAATGTATAATAGCTTCTGCTGTATTGAGATTAGCAGATTATGGTAAAAATAAAAACAGAACTTGGATGCGTACAAACGGTATACATCATATGAGAGATCAAAATGAAAAAAATTTGTTAAATCAAGAGGAATTAGGCAGAGCAAGATTTGCATATTATGCAGAAACAAGAAAATTCTTACCATTTACCCCTGAAAGTGTACAGCGTAATATTGCAAAAAAGTATAATGCAACTATTGTAACGAAGAATTTTACATTTGATGGAACTACTAAGACATTTACATTAGATACAAATTTTAGTATGACACCTGTAGAAAAATTACAAGTTACACTAAATGGTTCTATATTAGATCATCTTTTTGATTTTACAGTAAGTGGACTAACTATAACAATATCAAAAACTATGACAGCCAATGATATTATTCAAACAATTGTAAGAATTTAAAATAGTAGCAGTTAATTTTGCCATAAATATTAGTATGACATATATCGGATATAGCACAGTTGATGGAGTTATTCAAAGTAAGACACTACAAGATAGTGACTTAGCTAAACGTGATTTACTAAATCATTTTAGTACACGTAGAGGCGAAAGAGTAATGAATCCTACTTTTGGTAGTATACTTCCTGAATTAGTTTTTGAACCATTGGATTTTACAACTGAATCTGCGGCTAAAGAAGATGTTAAAATAATAGTGAATAATGATCCTAGATGGAGAGTTTTAGAAACCCTGTTAAGTAAACCAACAGAACATAGCTTAGAAATTAAAGTTAGATTAGAGTATATTGAAACAGGTAAAGCAGAAGAATTATTATTAAATTATGTAGGTGAAGGATAATGGCACAAGGCGCAAGACAAAGCAGTTTATTTGCCGCTGAAGACTTTAGTGTAGTATACGAAAGTTTTAGCGAAGCAAACTTTCAAGCATATGATTTCGAAACTATAAGAAATAGTATGGTTGATTATATCAACAACAACTATCCAGAGAGTTATAACGATTGGATAAACTCAAGTGAATTTGTAAGTTTAATCGAACTTATGGCATTCTTAGGACATAACCTAGCATTTAGAGCTGATTTAGGACAAAGAGAAAATTATCTAAGCACAGTAGAACGTAGAGAAAGCGCCTTACGTATTGCTGATTTCTTAGGATATACACCTACTAGAAATGTTGTAGCGAATGGTTTTTTAAAAGTAGATAGTGTTAGAACTACTGAGTCTATATTTGATTCAAATGGTAATAGTTTAGCTAGTACTAGTGTACTTTTTGAAGATACAACTGATCCCAACAGCTATCAAAATTTTTTAACAATTATGAATGCTATCTTTCAAAGCAGTAGCCAATTTGGTTCTCCTTTTAGTAAAATAACTATCAATGGAGTAAGCAATGAAGTTTATAGAACTAATAGTACAAATAATATAGCAGTAAGAAATTTCTCAAATAATGTTAACAATCGATCAGTAAACTTTGGATTTTATAGTGTAAAAAGCACACCACAAAATACAATTATTGAAAAGAACCCAAATCCTTATGGTGTAGTAGATATTCTTTATAAAAATGATAACAGTGGTAATAGTAGTCCTAATACTGGATTCTTTGTTGGTTTCAAACAAGGTAACTTAGAATACAAAGATTTTAATATTACTAACGGTGTACCAAACATTGTCTTAGATATAAATGCAAAAAATGTTGCTAGCGGAAATGTATGGGTACAAACAATCGACGAAATTGGTCAGGTGTTAAAAGATTGGACTAGAGTAGATAAACTATTTGGTAATAGTGCATTGTTTAATAGCTTAAACAATTCAGTTAGAGACATTTATTCAATTGCAAGTAGAGAAAATGATCAAATTAGTATTGTATTTGGTGATGGTAATTTTGCAAATATTCCTAGAGGCAATGTCAGGGTTTGGTATAGAACTGGTTTAAATTCTAGTTACACACTTAATCCAGATAATTTTGGCACAGTAAATATGTCAATTGACTACATTGGTGTTGATGAAAACATATATACTGCAACTTTTAATATGAGTTTGAAAAGTAATGTAACAAATGCTAGCACAAGTGAAAGTTTAGAAAGTATAAAAGCAAATGCTCCTAGATTTTTTGCTACACAGGATAGAATGGTTACAGCAGATGATTACAGTATTTTTCCAACTACAGTAAATGAAAATATTTTAAAAATAAAAAGTATTAATAGAGTACACAGCGGACACAGTAGATTTAGAGATTTGTATGATCCTACTGCTACATATAATGATGCAACACAGTATACAGATGATGGTTACTTGTATGAAAATAATGTAACTCAAAGAAACTTAGTTACTTTGCCCTCTAGTTTAACAGGTGAACAAATTTACAAAACTTACATCAAACCTTTACTAGCAAATCAAGAAGTGAAAAATTTTTATTACAATAGACATGGCTACACAGCAAGTAGTTATAATAGCAATACAGATTTTAGTAATACAACCTCAGGTATTACTATTGTAAATTCAACAACAAACGATATTACAAATGTTTTTAGATGGAATCAAATAACTAAAGGTTCTAATGGTTGCAGTGGTTACTTTACTTACAATAGTGTCGTTCAACGAACTGACTTAACACAAACCAATAGTTTGAAAAAAGCAGGACTTAATAGTCTGGTAGAATTCATTAGCAGTCCTTACAAAATGGGTTACATTGGATCAATTACAGTAGTTAACGGAGGCACAGGTTATACTGGCACACCAACAATTACTATTTCTGGAGCAGGATCCGGGGCAACAGCCACAGCTACAGTTACCAATAATGTAATTACTGCAATTGCAGTAACAAATAGTGGAAGTGGTTATGATAGCGGAACAATAATTACAATTAGTGGTGGCGGTGGAAGTAATGCTACAGCAAGTGTAACAATCTCAGATGCACCTACAAAATGGGTAAAAGTTAATAGATTATATAAAAATGGACTAGGAGATGATGATAGCACAGGTACTCCAACTGGTATTGACAATGCAGGTAAAGGTGCAGTAGTGTTAAGTGGTATTATTGATAGTAGTGCTAGAGTAAAACGTATTGTACCTCAAATAGATATTGACCTTACTGATACAATAAAAACTTCTGTTATTTCAAAAATAGATGCAAAAAATAGTTTTGCACTAAGATATAACAGTGATTATCAACAATGGTATGTAATAGATAGTGCAGATATTCCAGCTAATACAACTACTTTGAATCAAGTAAGCAATTGGAGTAGACAGTATGAAGGTAATACAAGTAGCACTGGTATTGATAACAGTTGGATTATCAGAGTAAATTATAGTGCCACTGAATGGGAAATTTTGACACGAAAAACACAAATGATATTTGGAAGTACAAACAAATTAAAATTTAGTAATTTAAATTTTAACAGTACTTTTAGCAGTGAAACTCAAAAACCTTTGAGAGATTGTATAAAAGTTTTGAGTATAAATCCAAAAAGTGCTACAGATGGTGTAGCATTAGGAAAAGATTATAAATTTAATCTCTATGGTTATTTCATATACCAAGATGGTTATACTGATCCACATAACATAAGGCTTACATTGTCTGACCCAAATAATGATGATTATCCAACAAATCCTGAAAGTTTTTTAAATGTACTAAACGGACAAACTATAAAGTTAGGTACTAAAACTGTTGATGGTTTTTCATATACAACACAAGATGACAGTGGAGCAACTACAGTAAATGGTAAAGCAAACTTGCACACACAATATGATCGGATAAGTGATATAAACAATGTGATCGATCCAGCAATAACAAACATTGTTGATACATATGTATTGTTAAACAGTTATGATAGTTTGTTTAGGGCTTGGGCCGCATATGATGGTAGATCAGAAACAAAACCAAGTCCACCAAGTATAAGTGAGTTAACAAATTTATTTGAAAGTTTAGAAACTAAAAAAAGTATTAGTGACCAAGTAATATACAGACCAGTAAAGTATAAAATAATTTTTGGCGATTTGGCTAGTAGTGAATTACAAGCAAGGTTTAATGTTACCAGAACAAGTAATAGCACAATGAGTGCAACTGAAATAAAACAAAGGGTAATTAAACTTATTAATGATTATTTTGCTGTTGAGAATTGGGATTTTGGTGAAGATTTTTACTTCACTGAAATGGCGGCATACATTCATAATAATATGATCGGTGAAATAAGCCAGATAACTATTGCCCCAATAGGTAGTACAACAAACACACAAGAACTTTTTGAAATTAGTAGCAGTGGTGATGAACTATTTTTACCTGTTGTAAAAGCATCAAATATCACTGTTACAAATAGTATTGTAAGTAATAGTACTAGTTTAGCAGAAAGCACAGGCGTTAGTATTGTTGGTAGTAGTGGTGGTACAAGTCAAGGGAGCAGTTACTGATGAGCGAACGCAGTCCTAAATTTACTAAAGCACCTTTAATTACTCAACCAGGCCAAAGTTCAGAACATTTTGGCACAAGAGATGTTGTTAAATTTTTACCAGAAATTTTTCAAACACAAGTAAATAGACAATTTTTAGACACTACTATGGAGCAACTACTATCTAGTGGTAGTTTACAACCAATTAAAAATTATGTTGGACAACAATTTTTAAAAGATACAAATACAGACAATTATCTAATAGACGATCGCACAAATGATTCTTATCAATTTGCACCAGCACTAGTTAATAAAGATGATAGTAAAAATATTCAAGGTGCTTTACCTTATGATGATTTAGTAAACGCATTAAAATTTAATGAAGTAGATGTAAACAATCATAATAAAACTTTAAATGAAACTGGATATACGCTTGATTTGCCAATCAACTATGATATGTTTGTAAACTATCACAAGTACTTTTGGCTTGTTGATATTTTGCCTCCTTGTACAATCATTCCAACAAGTACAAATAAAATTGATATAGATACTATTGCAGGAGAAATACAATATACAACTCCTACATTACATACATCAAATACACTTGAATTACAAAACGGAATGCGTATAAGATTTGGTGCAATAGAAACCAGTATTACTCAAACAAATTCAGCAAATACTACATTTACATCAACAGGTACAGACTTTGCAAGTATTAAAGTTTATAATAATAATACATTAGTAGCATCAAGTCAATATTCAGTTGTTGCCTCAACAGGTGTTGTTACTTTTAATAGTGCTCCAGCTGTGAATGATGTGATTGTATTACGAGCATACAACGCAAGTAGCACTTCAAACAGCTATGACTTAGATTCAATTTATATTGTAGATGGAGTTGGAGATGAAAGAGGTATAAAACTAACAAAACAGTTTACAGCTAGCACAACTACTTTAAGTAGTTACAGCCAAAGAAATTGGGTAATAACTACCACTTATGATCCAGAACAAAACGGTGATGGATTTACTGGAGAATCTTTCTTTGATTTTAATTATAAAACTACACACAAATATAAAAATAGTAAAAGAGATTATGTAGTAGAGCAAAGATTGACCTCAGACCAAAGTGCATGGGCACGAAGTAACTTATGGATACATGAAGATATTGCTCAAACAGTTTTAACATTTAACAGTAAAGCTACAGCTGATTATCTAATAGACACATACAGAGCAGTTAGACCTATTATAGAATACAAACCAATGGTAAAGTATAATTTTGGTGTAAATCATATAGCTAATATAGATCACTTAATAGATGATAATATAGATCCAGCTACAACTATTGTTGGACAATCTACATATGAATGGACTATACCTGGTATCACTGCCAATTGGAGTAGTCAACAAGGATATCCTGCTGGTGCATTAGTAAAAGTAATAATTGGATCAAACACTACATATTGGCAGTGTATTGTTCAACATGCAGAACCTTTAAATCCAACACACGGTCAAAACAAAGCATTCTGGAAACAAATTGTTCCGCAAGCAATTAAAAATGAACAACTAATTTTATTTTTACAAAGTACAAACAACACATACAAAGATAAAATATTTAGAGTAGGTGGTGTTGGCTCTAGTATTACACTTACAGAAGTATTTGGAAGCAGTAGTACAGCATTGAACACAGATGACAAAATAACAATTCTAAATGGCCATAACACAACTGAATTTGGAGACACAAATGAAGCAACTGAACCATACTCTGGTAGTGACTGGCATTGGAACGGAACAAGTTGGATTTATAGTCAACAAAAAACACATCGCAGTGCAGGATTATTAGTTGATCTTTATGACATTACAGATACTACATTAACTGATAGTACAAAATATCCAAATTCAACTTTTGTTGGAGGATATATTTTTAACTATAAGACAAATTCTAACAATGCATCAGACGAAGCATTAGGTTTTGGTGTTGATTATGCCGATTATGGAAATAATCCTGGCATAAATTTTATAATAGATTTTATTAACAAAAAATATACCTATACAGTGAGTAGTCTGACCAGTGATAGAAGTGTAACAAAAAATATACCTGGTTTTTACTATTACAAGGTATTAAACAGAGATGGCACATATGGTGATGGACATAATGGTTGGATAGAAGTACGAGAATCACAACCTGTAAAAAGAGTGATTAGAAAAACTATTACTAAACAAAATGCATCAAGTACACTGACATTTGACTTAGGGCATAATGCATTTAATAATGACCGCTATTATACTTTTACAAGAAGCAGAGAACAAAAGTATTTGGGTACACCACAAGCATATATTGCTGAAAAATTATCAGTAACAAGTCAGTCTAGCAGTTCTTTAACAAATAGAATAAAAAATGTAGGTGGCAAACTACCAACTTTGTTTTTCAGTAAAAATACTACATATACAATACAAACTCAATTTGATCAAAATAAGTTAGATTTTGTTAACTTAGATGGTACAGCAATTGGAAGTGGTATTACAAGAAACGCAGGTTCAGGAGATGTTTTTACACTTGCAATTGGTAATCCAACAGTGAATGCTATAAAGTACAAGTATACTGGATCATATGCAAATGATTACGGATTAATTTATTTTAACACCGTTACGAATGACACCAACATACGAGTTTTCGTTAATAGATCAGAAGTAACTAATTATAGTACTAGTGGTAATATTTTAACAATAAATGGTGCATTAACAGTAGATGATATATATGAAGTTGAATATTTTACTGATGCTGATTATAGTCTAACCGCTGAAGGAACACAACTTCCTAGTGATACTCAGACACTTAACCCACAAAATTTAAATTTTGATAAAATAAGTTTTGCTGATTTACTTGAACATATGAAGCAACAAATGACTAGTATACCTGGTTTTACAGGCAGTTTTTTTGGTACAAATAACTATAATAAAATTCCACATGTTCATCAATTCAATGGTACAATAAGAAAACAACCTTATAGTACAGAATTAGTAAGTCAGTTGCTAATGGATACTGATACTAACCCTTACGGTGCTATAAAATATAGTGCCGCACAATATAGCATATTTTTGAAAAAATTTAAGTTAAAAGTTGCACAATTACACAAAACTTTAGATATTGAATTACCAGTACATACTCTTGTTGACAGAGCTCTTGAAGCATTATTTGTTGGTAAAAATAAAAATACAGTATTTGCACACAGTGATATGGCAATGTATAGAGATTATGATAGTGCTGATTATGGATGGGTAAGCGGAACAACTCCTGTTTTTAATATTCCAAGAAGTGTTAATACATATGACGATACAAAAAATCATGTACAAGTATGGGTACAAGATGATGACGGTGCAGGTAACCTACGTTGGAGACCTTTGCTTAAAGATACTGATTATACAATTGCTAGTAACAAAGTTACTATTTCAGTTCCTCCAACTTTTCCTAGTGGAGGTCAAGCTAAAGTACATATAAGATGGTATAAGAGAGAAAGCGTAAGTTTTGTTCCACCGAGTGCAGTAAAGCTAGGTTTATGTAACAGTTATATACCAGAACTACGTAATGACTACAGCAAAGATAGTACAAGTACAGCTTCTGATAATGTAATTATAGCACATGATGGTAGTGTACATGTACGTAATAGCACAGAACTGTATGATAGAAACAAAGCAACGTTTGATCCAGTTGATGGAGCATTATGGGATTTAGAATGCAGAATCTATAATAATTTAAGACATGATAGAATGAATGATGTCAATAACTTATCAGTCTATCAACCAAATGCAAATCGTGCAAATGTTTATACTTGGTCAAAATATCAAGATACACTTAAAAGTGAATTTAACAAATGGAAAACACAAAATAACAAAACTGAGTTAAGCAGTGATACATATTATAGCGGTTCTGATAAATTTACATGGAACTACAATAGTGTTACACCAAACATAGGTGGGTGGAGAGGTATATATCATTATTACTTTAATACAGATAGACCACATACACATCCTTGGGAAATGTTAGGTCATAATAAGAAACCAACTTGGTGGGACGGAAATTACAGTTGGACAGATGCTACAAAGCGAACCGCATTAATTACAGCATTAAAGTATGGACATGTAAACGATCCATCATTGATTGAAGATTATGATATAAATTATAGCTATAATAACTTTGATTGGTCTACAAATACGCTAGTTACTAACAGTGCAGTATTAAATGATCCAGTCACTGCAGGTGTTGTAACTTCACCAGCTGACCCTGCAAAAGATTTTGTATTTGGAGACTGGGGACCTATAGAAGCAGAATGGAGACGTAGTGCTGAATATAAGACTCAAAGTTTTCTAGCATTACTCAAATCTAGACCATTGATAGCAACTAATAATTATTTTGATGCAAATGAGAGAAAAGTTACAAACGTAAGTACTTTTAGTAAGACTCAAATATATAACCAAACAACAAGTGAATTGACCAGTTGGATACATCATTTGTTAAGCACAAATACACAAACAGGAAAAATATTAGAAAGCGTAAGAATTGTAAACAGTGGCACCGGATTTAATTCTGCTCCAGTAATTACTATTCATGATAACTTTGGACAAGATGCTGAAGTTGAAGCGTTTATTTCAGGTGGTATTATTGAAAGCGTGAGTGTTATAAATCCTGGTAAAAATTATTATAACAAGCCAACATTAACAGTAAATCCGATGACTAAAGGAGCAATACTAGAACCAATCTTAGCTGATAATGCAAAACGTTATTTTATAGGAATGCAAAATAGTATTATTGATTTTGCAAAACACAATAACACAACTATTGTAGAACTTCAGGATAGATTTGAAAACATGACTTATCAACCTGTGATTAAGGCAGGTGGTTTTGTAAATAGTAATCAAAAATTTATCTTAGAAAGCAGTCAAGATAAAGGAAGAGTCTTTATACCAGAAGAAAACTTTAAAACTATTTTGTACACAAACAATCCAAATACTGAATATTTTTATGGTGGTATAAAAGTAGACAAAGTATCAAATGGATATAGTATAAGTGGATTTGATAATAGTAAATCACTTTTTACATACACCAGACCTTTAACAAATGCAAATAGAATTAGTGTAGTTGTTGGAACAATAGAAGTTTTTAGATATACAGAATTTGAAAATACAACAACAAATTTAGATTATAATACTGTAATATCAAGTTTACAAGAAGTGTATGAATTTATATTAGGTTATGGCAACTATCTAAATACACTAGGATTTACACAAAGCTGGCAAAGTGTAGCAAACAATTTTGTTACATGGGCTAGTAGTAGCAGTACAGTTACCCATAAAATTATTCCAGATGATAGTAAAATTACAATACAGGATAATACAGAAGGGTATTTTGATAGCGTAGAAAACAGATACGATGGAATCTATAATATCAATGACAGTAACGGAAATCAAGTATTAAGTAATAGACTAATAATTGACCGAAACATCTTAGACATTGAAAAGGAAAGTATATTCAGTGTTAAAGATAGTACTATAGATGAGATATATGGATTACGTTTATATAAAACAAAAGTTGAACATATAATTATTTTTGATAATACTACAAATTTTGATGATATCGTATACAATCCTGCCATAGGACAACGACATATGAGAATTGTGTGGCAAGGAAGTAGAACTAAAAATTGGAATGGAAGATTTTTTACCCCAGGATATATTATCTCAGATAATACTATATTACCAAACTTTGACACAGTAGCAAAAGAAGTAGACCAGTATACTGGTGACACTAACACATTATCTAATAGACAAATTAGTAATGTTGCTAGATTTAACATAGGATATAATAAGCCAAGTTGGGCAGATAACTTAGATATAGACGATGATACATTATTTAATTTTGTACAAGGCACTAGAAAGTACAGTGGTACAAAATATGCAGTTGATGCTTTTGCAAGGAACAAAGGTTTATTTGACTCTGACACCACTATTGATCTACATGAAGAATGGGCTATTAGAACAAATGACTTTGGTGATACTAGACCTAGAGATACTTTAGAATTTCAAATTACTCCAGAGCTACTAACTACAAGTCCACAACCTATTAGATTTACAGCAGGAGAAAAAAATGATGTACTAACAGATCTTGCAATAGATGTTGATAGTAATAGTCCGTTATTGGTAACTGGTACGCCTGGAAGTAATTTTACAACAAGAAATACAAAAATATATTCAAACACTAGTATAACTCAAGAAGATGATTTTAAAAATGATTTTATTAATAGTGGGTTACCACTTACAACAGAAACTAACTATAGAGTTATAAACAGAGAAGACATGCTAGCATTTCCTGAAGCAACAAAATCTGTTTATGATTTTAGTGGAGATTGGAGAGATGTATTACCTTGGAAGTCATCACAAAGTTACAAGTTCAACGAAAAAGTTATGTATCAAGGACGCAGTTGGGCAATGCTTGACCCTGATGGTAGTAGTGGATTAACAACCAGTAGAGAAGCAATTGAAGTTGTAGGAACAATTACACTTCCAAGTGTGGCTTCGACAGGAGGCACTTTAATATTAGATGGTAATACAATCTCACTTACTAAAACACAAACAACTACTGCTTTGAATGTTATTCAAAAAATTGGTACACAAGATATTGTTTCATCTAATGTAGTCACTCATGGTAGTACTTTAATATTAGGACAAACTAGTGCATTGGCTTCTACTGTTACATTTAGCAATCCAACAAATACTACTACATACAGTAGTATTGTAAAGACTGGCACAGTTAATAATCCAAGTTTTATTGGTAGTGCAACCAAA